CGGTCATGGCCAGAGTGTTCTTCTTAGCCACAACAGCAGAGTAAACGGTAGCGCCGCTTACGCTGTCGCAGGGGATGTCGATCAGAGCCTTGGCTCTCCACAGGCCGTTGATGGATTCGGCTTTGGAAGCCATGACAGCAGCCACAGCGGACTTGTCAGACCAGCCGGGAGCGCACAGCATATCCGGAACAACGCCCAGGGAACCCATGCACAGATCCACCTTATCAAAGGCAGTGGCAACGGCCGTGGCATTGATGGAAGTGAAAACGGCTTCGTTGTAGCTGATGGTCAGCTTCGCTTCGGAATAGTAGCCGCCAGTAGACAGCAGTTCTACGATCATATCGCCGTTGACGAAATACACATCGTAGTCAGTGCCCTTGACGAGCGTATTCGGAGTAGCCGCCTTGTCCTTCACCAGCAGGGAAGCGTCATTCAGCGCCTTGGCTCCGAGGTTCACCTTGTGGTTCGCCACATCGTAGTCAGCGGCGGTTTTCGCAGCCTTCATGGTGGAAGGATCGAACAGGTTCAGGAAGATAGCCGGCTGCATGTTGAACAGCACGAACTGGCTGTAGCCAAACTCAGCCAGAGGATAGGTGTCCCAATCCTCGCAGTAGCCCAGCTGATCAGTGAACTCATCCCAGCTGGTGATGAGCACCGGAACGCCTACCGCTGCAGGATGGTCCACACTGTGGATGGGTGCGACACCGACAACGAAGGGGATGCCGGTCGCAGCTACCACAGGAGTGGCAAGGCTGGTAGAGCGCTCAAAGACGTATACGCCATGATTCGCCATAGGTTTAGACCTCCTTCATTTTCACATCGGCAACCAGTTTCCTGTACGTTTCATACAGGTAGTTGCCGGGAGTAGTAACTTGAGAACGCTGTTCAGCAACGGTCTCGCCGCTGATCAGCAGGTTTTTGATCCTCGGGTACTTCTCAATAGCGCCAGCCAGGAACGCTTCAACCTCTTCCCGGGAGCCGGGATAGATAGAAGCGTTCTGAATCACGCCACGGATGTTCGGTCCGAGGTAAATGAAAAAGCCGTCTTCCTTTTTCTCAGGAGCGGCTTTCTTCTTGGGTTCTTCCGCTGCCGGGGTTTCGGTTACCACGGCATTGGGCTCTTCAGATTTTCTCCCCATACTTCGGGTACCTCCCTCTGTATTGGCGGCATGGTCCAAGTCGAGATCATCTCACCTGCGTAGTAAGGAGCCGTATCATCTGGATAGCAGACGAAATGCAATCCTGCTTCCTTGTCGAGTTCAAACTCATGCTTTTCTCCGATTACACAGGACTTGAGCAGATGAATCCGGATCCGGGACGCGAAATTCAGGAGCATCAGCGCCCCTTCCTGTTCGTCCGGATTATACACACAAAGAATGGTCCGCACGATTGCTTTGCACTGATCGGGCATCCGCTCTTCCTGAATGTCCTGAGCATTCAGGAACTGGTGCAGAGCGTACGGGGCCTTCTTTGTTGCGCTATTACTGTCCGGCAGACGCATCAGGAATACATCCGGAGCACGATAGGCTTGCTCTTCGTCCTTCTTCTGTATCCTGGTCGGCATGATCAGGTCTTTGGTTGACGCCAGTGTTTCATTTTTCAAGGCTTGCAGTAAGCCATTATATGTGTAGTCCGCAAGAACAAGGTCGTTCTGTGCATTGTCTCTGACAGGATCGACCGGTCTCTGTGGTACACAGGGGTAAATGTAATCACTCATGTTGTCACCATCCGTTCAGAACACGGGTGATCTCATGCTCAATACGTTCGTTGAAGACGGAAACAATCCGGTTTTCCATCATCTGGGTGACGTTCTCGTTCTGCATCATGTGTGCTGCAGACGGTCCGTACTTCTGCTCAACCGGGAACCGCTTTGTAGTGATACGTTCGTATATCCCCAGTTTCATGTTCTCCGGTATGAAAGCATGTTCCAGAACACCGCCACCGCCACGTTTGACAGAGACAGCTACACCGCCCTCTTTGGTAAACTTCGTATTGAACTCAATCAGACGGATAACGCTGCCGGCGAAGATCAGCTTTACGCCCGTCACTCCGGCATGACCGCCTTCGATCATGATCTTGTCTCTGACATGAGACTTGAAACCACCTGCGGAAATTGTGTACTCCTGAGAAGCAAAGGTTCCAGCTTTGGCCTTTGCGGAAGTCGCAGCCCGTTTCAGAGCGGCGTCAACCGCATGGAAGATTCCGGAGCCGTTTCCGATACCTGCCAGCAAAGCGTTTGCCCGGTCAAGTTGTAGCCCAGCTTCTTCCTTGATATAGACCTCACTCATCTAAGCCCTCCAACTCAAGGCGAACCATCCCGTGATCGCATCCGGACTGTGCTACATAGTACTGTTTCGGGAAGCCAGTTTCGTCCGTAATGGAGATCTTGCATCCCTTCTCGGGTACATAGCCACCCAGCTTTTCAACGGGAAAGTGGACAGTAGAGGACACAAGGTACAATCCCTGTGCGTGATCCTTTGCCGAAGCATGCCGATCTTTTTCCTTCAGCTTACTCATGACCAAAGGCACATCTTTGTATTCGACTCCATCATACCGGACGGTCCGCAGATCTGCGAACTCATCTGTATTACAGAAGACGTTGAGATTGTCCTTGAGAACCATTTCCTTGAAACTCATTCAATCACATCCTGAACGGATAAATCCGGGGCGTCCTCCTCGGCATCGAATCCGATTTCTACCGCTGTGATCGCTTCAATCATCGCTGATTTACTCCGGATCCCTTTGGTGTCAATCTGCATATCCTCCGCCAGTTTTTTCAGTTCGGCAAAGGACATCATGGTCAGCTGTTCAGCGTCAAGATGTCCTTGCCCGTTTCCGGGCGTTTGAGGGCCGTTCTGGGCCGTTTCTTCTTCAGGGGTATTCCCGTCAGGAGTTACGGCAGGAGCCGTGCTCCCGGCTGTCTGGGTGGCAAATCCGGCTACTTCCACGGCAGCTTTCAGGCTGATAAATTCCTTTCCAGCCTGATCCTCTACCTCAACGGTTTCGCCGGGGTAGATCGGAGACCTGCCGTCTTTGGCTTTCGCCAAAAGGATGTTTAACGCTCGAATAAACATGATTTTCTCCTTTCATGCTGTCATCAGACGGCGTTGGCCCCGTAGATCCACGGGCTGTAGTTCTTCGGTCCAGCCAGAGGATAGGTCTCCAGGGTGATTTCACGCTGCTTCTGCTTCCTGTTGACGAACAGGTCAGGCAGACGCTTGGCCGCAAGAGTCGAAACCTTTCCGTTTTCATCCATCTTGGAGCAGGCGCCGTACATCAGATGACCAGCAGCGGGAGCGGTCACGCAGATGCTCTTGGCCGGGAAGTAGTTTGTGATCGTGCCGTCAGCAGCTTCATACTGCTCATCAACACAGATGACGTTCAGCTTGTGGCCGAAGAAGTTGATGATGCCAATCAGGGTGACGCCATCATACTTGCTCAGCTCAACGTTGATCGGATCAGCGATGATGATACCGCTCTGGGTGTTCACCAGAGACTTGAAGACGGTGTTGTTCAGCAGCACATCAGCCACATCCTGACCAACCAGCAGGTCAGTTGCAGGCAGGCCACGGCGCTTCAGGCTACGGGCCATGGGCCGGATGATCTTCACGATTGCATCCCAGTCAGAGTTCTTGGTGATCTTATCACCGGCAGCAATGGTAATCGCACCATCGTTGCCGTGGAGCGGATCATAATACAGAACAGTGGCAGTATTACCGGTGATCAGGGTTCCGTCAGGAGCCACGCCGGCAATCTCATCAACGGTGAATCCGTTGTTGATCATGGTGTTGGCACACAGCAGTTCCTCAGTCCGGGTGATCCGGTCTTCGAGGACTTTCAGATCTTCCTGAACCAGAGCGGCAGCACGCTGTTCAGGTGTACGATCGGTCAGGATCGCTTCACCGTAGCCCAGCTCTTCCAGCTGGTCGATGTACAGGATACGGCTCTGCTTGATGCAGGTGGGCTCGTAATCATGGATCTCGAAGCCCTTCCGATTCACATTGATCGGATCAGCGTTCCGCATCATGAAGGGAGCCATGCCCTTATTGCCCTTGCGGTACTCGGTCAGCACCTTCTTGGTTTTGAAGATGTCACCTGCTTCAGTGGGGAAATACCTATCACGGAAG